ATTCAGGTTTTCCTCCTAAATTATTGTTTACATTGTTTACAAGGGCCTAAATCATTGATATTCAATCGATTATCGAGAAACAATGATTGTTTATTATTGTTTCTCATTGTTTACTGCTGGTCCCTGCCACGGGGGCCAATATCCCCGGCTTGGGAACACAAAAAACCCGGGCTCCCCTAAGCCCGGGACGGAGTAGTTTCCTAAAATTTCCAGCTAAAGCCAACCTCATACCCCGATCGGGTCAGCTCGAAGTCCCGCACATAGGATATATCTACTCCGAAATTCCTGTAATATATGCCTCCCCCAGCCCCAACCTGCCCGAATGAGTTAGCCGAAGCTCTCAGAAAGGGGGACCATTTCGGGGACCTCGTTTCTTTGATTTGTTCTCGAACGGGGGTATACTTGTACGTAAGATGCTGGAGAGTGTTGTATTGGACTGTAGCTTCCCAGTCAAATTGGCCAATTTTGGGATCTTTGAAGAATGTTCCAGCGTATTTTCTGGTCGTATTCCAATCCAATATTGTCCTTTTTACGCTCTCCAGAGTATCCACCTCCTTTTGGTCCTCCCCAAAACCCCCTCCATTTGTGATTTCTGGGGGTGTTTGGGGAACCTTTTCCTCCTGGTCCTTATAGATATATATCAATTTGATTGGATTCCTAAAACCCTCCCATTTTGGAACCAAATCCGGGACTTTGACCTCCCCCTGAATTGGGGGTAAATCGACGTACTTTATAACGGTCTTTTCCTCGACTGTTTTACGCCCGATTATAAAGCCTATACCTACAAGAACTATTGTGCAGAGTACTCTCTTTAGTAAGTCCATATCGTGTCCTGCGGGAGGGTTTTAGAAGCATCTATGTGGATAAAATTCCCGTCGATGCCTATCCTCCGGATCCGCAATGCAATGGCTGCCCGGAGGATCTTCATCCGATTGGGGCCCGAGGCACACCTGATGTCCACTGCCAAACCTTCGGTGTGAGCACTGTTACCGGACCGTCCTTTGGCCTTATCGTGTTCTTTGGAACGATAAGCGCAATTGAGGACGAGGGGAATGCCTGCCTTTTCACGGAGGTCATCCAGTAGATCGAGAAAATCCTGGTCCATGTCTTCAATGGAGCAGGACGGGTTGCATCGCTCGAATTCTTCGGGCTTAAAATACTTACTTGTCTTCATGGCATTCAAAGTCTATTTGAGTTTTCTTGCTGACAGATCTCTCCATGTATGACCGGAGAGCCCGGAATATGGGATGATTCGAAATGATTGCGGAGTTCTCCAGAAAGCTCCAAAACTCAGTCCCGACCACAAAAGCAGCGAAGAAGTTGGCAAGGTTGAGACCCCCCAAGTTCGGGAGGACATGCACGTCAAGCATGTAGGCCATGCCAATACCGATAATGCTGAGCCCCAACTTCCAACACGTGTCCCACATTTTCTCGCTTTTGAACACATATTTTTGATGGGCTCGTTTGTGGCGCTTGTAGTCAGCAATATTTCCAGTTATGAAGTCGACGATTATGGCAACACAGACACAAAGGATGAGGACCTGGACCGGGGCCAAAAGACCCCAAAATCCTACAACACTCCCACACATCCATTTTCCCGCTCTCATAGCTGTCTCCCCCATATCGGTTAAACTTATAATTTATTACGACCTATAATCATTTTACGAGACGGGGACTCCTTGTATTCAGTACATGGAGTCAGTAACCGCAGAGCTTTAAGGTGATTTATAGCCTTCTCGAGGTAGGCTTCCCCGATGTTCCGTGCTTCGTTCGAGCTACGGATGATGATGTTGTCTTCTACTCGAGTGCTGAATTCGCCATCTTTGTACCTCACCCCGAAGGCAGTGGGATTGATTGGATTGTTGACGATGAATCGGGAATACGCAATGTATGCAATGGCGATCTTGAGTCCTTCGCTTCGACCATCCCCTGAACAGCCACCATCATAATACCCGCCTTCCATGGCGGCAGTGTACTGATCTTTTGTAATGGTTACGTCCCCGTATTGGAAAGGACCGGGGCCGGAAAAGTCTGTCTCGTCGAGCCATCTGTAGAGATTGGCTCCTATGGCATCCACCAGTCTGAGAGTCTCAGCCTCCCGGACATATGGCTCCAGTCTGGCCGGATCGTTGATGTTCTCGGCTATCGGCCGAACATTCCGAAGGTCGTTAGAGTTGAGTATCATCGGGCATGAGTTTTATAATCTCCTCGTCATAAAGCCCATAGATGAGCTTGAGCATATTCCTCTTCTGGATAGTAGAGAGAGCCTGGTCCCGGATAATCTCCAGTACCTGAGTCATGTTGTCCTTGCCAATTCTGTCTGCTATAGACTCGCCGGCATTGTAAGTGAGAGACTGAATAGCGAAGTCGGGATTTTCCAAAGGAGCCCACCAGTACTCAAAAATCGATACGAAAGTCTCCTCCAGCTGCTGACGCTCCCGTACTGTAACAGAGTTGTAGTACTTGTAGGCATTGGTCATGAGATCAGCCCCAAAGTTAGCCCCCACGTCAACAGCTCGAAGAATGGGAGGCTGCTTGAAGGCTTGACCAATGTTCTCAGGGATGACTCTCTGCGTTACTTCGAATGCTTTGTCATAGTTCTCCCCGGAGAACCTTATGAACTGGGGCACCTCATCTTTGGACTTGCACTGTATGTACCACAGTTGAGACGTGTTCTCGTCTCCTTGAAACTTGTTGAGCTCTTTCTGGGTCTCATTGACTTGGGACTGATCTTGAGTCTCGTCCTTGATGTCTACCAAGATCCCAGCTGACAAGAAGTTGGAGCATGCGTTTCGACCGGCTACATTGGCAAGTGCTTCCTCAGTTCTCATGTCTGTCATCTCAGCGATGAAGATGGGAACCGGGTAAGAGGGACTGCCTTCAGAGTCTCCGGAAAAGTAGAGGATCTGGCCATTGTAGTTGTCCCATCCACCAGCTTCTTCTACCTGGTTCAGGATAACCTCCGGATCCGGGTTGAAGAGGTGAAACCACTCAATGTCGGACGGGGACCACCGGGACCTCGTCTTGTCTCGGTGACCCCAGTCAGGATGATATGCCGTCCGGCCAATGAATCCATCATCGTCTGCCTTCGCAAGTCGGAGAGACTCGAACGGAATGTGGTGGATCGAACTGACACGGAAGTTCATATTGTAGTTAACATGGATGGCGAACCCATGCCATAACGTGAAGTCTTTGCAGACCATGCGGAGGATCTTGTCGAGCTTCTCCCCTTCTTTGTTGACCCGCAATTTGTAAATACCCGGATCTTTGAATCCGTGACCGTATACGAAGTCATTGTATATGCTCAAGCAGGCATTGCCGGTCTTTGAAGCCTGAACAATCTCGCTGACTGTCTGGGGAAAGTCGTTGGTATCTCCGTATGTTTGGATGCCATACTGTCTCCAGTCCCGGGATTCGAACTGAGGAGCTGATTTGATCTGTGCAACTTTCATACTGGCGTAATTTTAATAGTAGGAGGGACGGGAAGCGACCCCGTCCTATTACCAGTCCTATTTGGACCCTCCTTTTTTGGCTCCCTTCTTGGGAGCCTCTGAAACGGGATTGACTATCCGGTTGTAAGCCTCTTCAATCTCCCCGGCAGACATTTGCGAGTCTGCATAGGCTTCTTTGATGGCTTCCAGATCCATCCCGGCGTCGATGAACTCCTTCACCTCGGTGTCGATGTCGGCGGGCTTCTCCTCGGTCTTCTCCTCGGGCTTCTCCTCGGTCTTCTCCTCGGTCTTCTCCTCGGTCTTCTCCTCGGCGGATGCCGAGTCGAGAATGGCATGGATTGCCTCCATGGCTTTGGAGTACTCATCGAGCTTGGCGTTCAGCTCGATCTGTTTCTTGTTCAGCTCTTCGAGTTCGGCTTTGACAGAATCGATCTGCTTGCTCAGAACCTGAGCCTGACGCTTCTTGATTTCCACGTCCTTGTCCGGCATCTCCTTGCCATAACGAGACATGAACTTCTCCAGCCGGTCGTTCAGATCTTCGGGGACCCGGGTGAAGTACGAAAGAGCATCCTTGTTGAATGCGATGTGGTACAAGCAAAGCTCCTCCGTGATGTTTCTCGGAGTGAGGATCTTGCTGAACTCCTTGTTGATCGGGTCGTGGAGCAGAGTACCTGCTCGGAGTTCGTAATCGGGGTGTGCTATGTTTTTCATTTGTTGTTCTGTTATTCGTCTTAATGCTAAGTCGGCTTCGATCAGGCAGAAGCCGCATCGGGAAACTGGCTTATTCAAAAAGTACCGAGAAAGTTCGTCTACTTCTCGATGAAGAGCGGGGTTCTTTTCCAATTCCAATGTATGGGCCCGATAGGCTTCGCCTTTAAGGGACCCATACTTGGATTGGTAAGCTCTCAGTCTTTCGAGCATGTCAGTCATAGCCGTTACGATTTAGGCGTTCCGGCGTATGTGGCGAGAATGACTACGTATTCCCCGTTGACATATTCTTTACGGATGTCTGTGTCAACGATACTTGCTCCCCAAGTTGTTGCAGTACTCATCGAGCCCTTCGTGTACTGAAGAACGGGGGGATTTGCAGCTGCTTGGCCAGTGTCATTCAGGAATACGTAATTTGAAGGAAGACCGCACCCCGGGAATGCCTCTGCTGGCTTGGTGGAAGTTGGCGCAGGAGGCATGGTAACCGTTCCGGAAATGTCGGTACACGAGGACCTCTGCAGAGTGAGTGGCACGTCGTTACCAATTTTAGCCTGGGCTTCCGACGGGTAAAACCGCAGGATAGCCGGTACAGTACACTCCGTTCCGCCAGCCAGAAGCCCGTCTACCATGAGGTCTGTGGTCTTCTCATCCGTGTTGAAGAGGCTCATCGGGAGCGAACCTTCCTGAGCGATGGTACCGTTGGCCAGAGTTACCTGGTAAGCGACGCCGTCGGTCATTTCGGTAGTGACAGTAATTTCGGTGAGCTCCAGACCCGAGTCCCAGCCATACACCTCGTACTTGGTGTCCCCGTTGTCTCCGGTGTCGTTGTTCTCGACGATAGCGATGACACGGGCATTGGTCAGGCCGTTTACGAACTTCTTGGCTGCTTCCGACTTCTTGAAGATTCGGACGACCACGTTGTGCTGGTGAGTCTTGAGGTACGTGCCAGCATTGATGGTGTCCGAGCCAACTGTTGCATTGGGCAGCGAGTCGACTTCGTAACCAGTGGCACCGGCCTTGAGGATGAGCGAAGAGATAACGTTATCAGATACAACGGATTTCGATTTGTCGACGTCCGAGTAGCTGATGAGAATCACCCTGGCGGTGGTGCCGGCGATTGCCGGCTTACCACACACCTGGTTGGTGAATCCTGTTTTGATTTTAGAACAATCAAGTCCTGCCATTTTCTTAGATTTTTGAGAATTAGATACCTACCGAGAACAGATCCGGGTTAGTGAGCTTGGCATCAGCCCGACCCATGAGTTCTACGTAGACTACGCGGTCTTTGTACTCGTACCAGATCCGCATCTTCTCGAAGCTGTCGATTGCATCAACACCTACGCCGAGCACGCTCTTCGAGGTGAAGAGAATTCGATGGGGGTTGTTGAGCTTCGTGCCAGTGTCTTCCGACGTAGCGATGATCTTGTCCCAGATGGGCATTGCGATGACCGGGATGCCGTTGAAGCTGAGAGCCTCCATGCCATTCAGCAGAGCCAAGCGAGCCGATTCGAGGCAGCAAGCGTCCATAAGAGACTGCTGATAGGCATCGTAGACCGACTGGGTAACGAGGATGAATTTGTCAGACTGCTGACGGAGCAGAAGCGGGGCACTGAACACGACCGACTGGATGTACTCCTTGGCCTTGTCCGGAGTAAGCTTCTGAGCTGCGTAAGATGCCCCGGCATTTTCCGTAATTGTTGCTCCGCGCTGGGACGGATTGGCTGTAACCTGCGTGGTAATCTGTTTCCAGAAACCGTTGATGATGGTGAAGAATTTCAGGTCGAGACCGTCCGTAATGATACCACTATTGGTAACATTCTTGGCGTCCTTGTCGTTGAACCAGAACAGGCGGTACCAGAAGTCCATGATGGAGCGCTCAAGAACCTCGATGACGATGTTCATGTAGTCCGTATCCGTGAAGTCCGGAATGTCGACGCCGGTGCGGAGAGAGTAGATAGTTGCCGACTGCTGAAGGTCAGTGTAACACTGGGACAGGAGGATCTCCCAGATGCCGGGTTCCCATTTCAGCTTGCGGGTGTTGATGTTCCACGGCTGAGGAGTCGGGTTACACCCGGTGTTGACCACGCCGACCATGCCACCCTCCCCGATGTAACCCACCTCGGTGTTAGTGACGATGTCGGGGAAAACTGTGTGAATGGAGTTGATGTCAGGACCCTGAATGGTGTCCTCCATAATCATCTCCGAGATTGCCTGAATGACCCGTCCACAAAAAGTGAACTTATCCATGTCGAGGAATCCGCCGTTTTTAACTGCCATAGTTCTTAAAGTTTTTGAGTTTGACTACTTGAGGATCTTTTTGGCAGCGTTGACCTTCTGGAGCTTTTCGCGAGCTTCGTTTTTCAGGTCAGCTGCCGAGGGTTCGGGCTTCTTGCCTCCGGGCAGAACCGTCTTGCGATTCTTCGGGCGGTAGTTGCTACCACGGAGGTTGCGGAGTTCATTCTCCTGCTCCTCGATGAGGTTCGTTGCCTCGTCGAGCATCGCCTCCAATGCTGCAACGCGGTCCTCGAGAGACTCGGTGTCCTCCATCTCGATGCTGGTGACGATGTTGTCCTCGACAGTAACCACCCGACCGTCTTCCAGAACGACAGTGCCCGACGTCTCGCCATTGGCGAGAGTTGCCTCTACACCTTCGGCCAGATTGTCCTCTTCACCTACGGTCTGGAGAACGACCTGACCCTCAGCATCCAGATAGTCGAAGTTGGCGGGAGCGCCTTTCTTGCCATTCCGGAATGCCTTGACCTTGCTCATGAATTTTTCATAAGCGCTTTTTTCGTTTTTTGCCATAGCATTAAAAATTTGGTTTGTGTTGTATGAATTGATTTTGGAAATGAATCCCAAGTCAAGAAGGGATTTGGCATCATGGATGCGTTCCTCATGCATGACATTGCGGAGCCGTTCCCGGTCCTGACCTGTTCTCTCGACATACACGTCAAGAATAGCCTCCTCCTCCAGAGCAAGCTCCTCGGCAATGCTACGAGCATCGTCGGAAGTGAGCCAATCCCCGACCGGCATGTATACCCGATGGATGAGTGCCCGGCAATTCCTGTTTGCCGACCGGTTCTCTGCCGGAGCTGCCAACAGGATGCACACTGCCATCGAGTGGCATCCCCCGACAATATTTGTATATATCGTCCTCCCGCTCATGCGAAGAAGATCGTAAATCTTGAAGCCCTCCTCAACAGAGCCCCCGTCACAGTCAATGTTGATGCACACCTCCTGTTCGTCGGGGTGTTCATCAAGTACCCGGCGGAAGGTCTCCACGGAACAGATCTCTGAGGTACCGCCCCAGAGCTCCACCATAACCCGATTCTCCTCGGAGTCAATTGCGCCTTTTAAATTGATGAATATCATGTGCCAAACTATTTCGATACAAATATAATTATTCCTAATAGATATTGAAATACTATTCGTGCTGGATTATTTAAAAATTAGCCCGGTCCTGAATCTGCACGTAGTTAGCATCTTCCCTCCGGATGTCTTCGATCGTAGCAATCACTCTCACCTGACCAAATGCTTTCTGAATTGCTCTTTCCATGTCAAGCCGATTCATGGGCTCCGATGCCTCAGCGAATGACCGGATAGCATATCCTCCGTCCGACCCAACTTTAGTGAATGGTACTCCGCCACCAAGTTCGTTTATGGCAGACAGGAGGGGAAGGAACATGCGGCTCGACTTCTTGTTAATGATGGTCTCGCCTCCTTCGGCCTCAATGTGCACTCCTCCAGCGGCATGACTGGGTCCCTCAATGTATTTACCTCTTGCGGCTTTCGGCAGAGGAGCTGCCCAAAGAGCTGCCATCTGGACTGCTCCCAAAGCTGCAGCTGCTGCAATGAACGGGATAGCTAAAGGGAATCCCATTTTAGCCGATGCCATGATGGAGATGGCAGTATTAATGCCGATTTCGAAGGAGCCCATTGCTCTCTCCCGGATAGCTTGCTCCCGTTCGATTTTGGCAAGTTCTTTCTCCTTCTGCTTCTCCATCTTGATTTTCTTCTCGTTGTACTGGGCCTCTGTGATTTGACCATTAGCATACATGTTTGCCAATGCCTGCTCCTCCCGGCTGTATTGTTCTTCTACCTCCTGAACTCGTCGCTCCCCTAAAGCATTGGCCAAGTCGTTGAAAGCAGTGGCGAAGCCGGATGCTATTTCGGCATACTCCTGGAGCTTCTCGATTCGCTCCTCCCATAAAGACTCCTCATTCTCAGCCATCTCGAGTTGGATCTGAGCAATGGCATCTTCGTTTCCTTGAGCTGCTGCCAACTCGGCCTCCAGGTACTTCTTGCGGATTTCATACTTGGACTTGTGGTTTAACTCGGCTTGAGCGAGCTCCTTGTCGAGGTCCATTTGCTGGAGACGAAGATTGTTGGCTCGGAGCTGGGCCTCCTGCTCATAGGTTTTCTCCCCGGCAGCTTTCCTGGCTTCGATTTGTTTCTGGAGCATCTCATTCTCGAGCTCCAGCTTCTTTCTCTCGTTGTCCGCTGCCTTTGAGAGATCTTCGGCATACTGTTCGTTGAGAACTTGGTTGAACCGGTCAAGTTGCTGTTTGGTAGCGTCCTCGCGGATCTTTTTGATTTCATCCTGGAGGTTTTGCTGAATCTGTTTCTCGAGTTCGGCTCTGTTGACCAGGAACTGCTCATAAGCGGCATACTCTTTCTGGTATTCCTCCTCGCTCATACCTCTCACGAACTGAGGAGGCTGAATGTTGGCCAGCTCCTTCATGGCGTCCTGGTACTTCTGAGTAACCTGGGCAATCTGCATGTCAACTGTACCCCCGGAGGCTACAGCCAGAATGTTGGATCTCACTCCGGCAAGGTAGTCATTAAGCTGTTTGGCTTGGTTCTCGTAGAACTGCTTGTCAGACCGAGCCATGGCATTCAGAGCCGTCTGATACTCCTTGTTAGTGATTTTGCCGTGAGCTTTCTGGAGAGCGAGACGTTCCCGGGCTCCGTCCTGAGCTGCCTTGTAGAGTTTCCTTTCATACTCCATCCGGATGGCGATGCTCGTAGACTGGAATGTGGTTTGGAATCTGATGTCGTCTTCCCGGATCTTCTGCATGGCTTCCGAATTCTTCAAAGCAACCTCCAGAGCCTTATCGGCAATGGACTGCTGAGCCTCCCGATTGGCTATTGCAGTCTCGAGAGCCAAATTGGCAACTGCAGCTCCTTCATTCTCGATTGTCCGGAACAGTTCTTGGTATCGACCTTTCAAGTCGTCGAGTTCCTTTTTAGCTTCCTTGTATTTGTCCAAGCTTCCGGACCACGTGTTGAGCTCTTCCTCCTTGGCTGCAATCACCTTCTTCAAGGAGTCGAACTCATCCATTGCAGCCATCTGTCTTTGACGAGCTGCACTCATTTCAATCTCGCGGAGCTTGTTGGCTGTTTTGAGCTGAGCTTCGGCGATCTGTTCCGACGTGGCATGATTGGCTTTGAGATTTTCTATTTCTCTCTTGCCCCGGATCTCCTCGGCTTTTGACAGAGTGTTCCGCTTGGTCTCGATCTGATCCAGTACATACGTAGAGGCTTCGGCAGCTCGATTGTATGCCTCCATTGCCCGAGTTGCTCTCTCCTGAGCTTCCGTATTACTGTTAAATGCGTTCGTAAGAGCAACCACTCCAGCTACCAATCCGCCCACTGCCGCTGCCACTAACACAACAGGATTGGCAGCCAAAGCCGCGTTCCAAAGCCATGTGGCAGCTGCTGCTGCTTTTGTGAGGATGTTGCCAGCTCCTTGTACGGCATTTTTAGCAGCTATCGCTTTCGTCTCGGCGAGAGTCTGGTTGATGCCAACCAGCTGAACCAAGTTAGATGCAGCTCGATAAGTGGCTTCGGTCTTGGAGAGAGCTGCTTGGAGAGAAGACAAAGAGGAAAGAGCCGTGATGATGGTTATCATCTTCGTCATGGTAGCATTGAGCTCCTCGTTCTCGCTCCCCAGTACCTGAGTGGCTGTGGTCCATAAACCGTAGACGGAAGTGATTGCCGAAGTTGCATCCGTGACAGCGACCAGTGTGTCGATTCCTCGTCCAGTCTGGTCGATGGCTGTATTGACCGTGTCCTCTGCCGCCTTGAGCTCCCCAGCTCGCTTGACCATCTCCTTGAAGGATGCTGAACTCGTATCCCCGGCTTGAGCCATCCGGATCAGAGTGTCGGTCAAGTCGTTGAGCTCCTGTTTCAGGTTATCCGTTGCCTTCTCGTAGTTACCAACTGACCGGCGATAGTCCCCGAGTGCCTCCTCCTGAGCTTTGAGCTCCTCGGTGGTTTCTGCAATGCGCTTGCCGAGCTCGGCTTTACGAGCCGCGTCCTGCATTGAGTTGCCCAGCTCTGCAAACTCGGCATTGTCCAAAGCCAGCTGGGTTCTAAGTTTTGCTAAACTTGCCTCCTGTTGGTTCTGGAGCTTAATGTTGTTCTGGATTTGCTTCTGGTACTTGTTCGCCTCGCTGTTGATTGCCTTGATCTGGTTGTCAAGTGCGTAGTATTCTTGGGCATTCTCCTCGGTCACTTTGCCCAGAGCCTTCTGTTGATCCCTCAGCTCCTGGGACCGGAGTTTCAATTCGGCTAACGTCTTGAGGGCATCCTCAGCTGTTACCCGGACATTGTAGATTGTACTTTTCTGTTCTTCGGCCATATCACATTCGTATTAGGTCTACTTTGGTTATCTTTCCAGCTTGGAAGTTGTTTATTTTCGAAACGTAGAACCAGAACCCATGCTCTTCCAGCCATACCGGATTGAATAGGTCCAGACTTTGGATGTCAAGCGAGTCCAAAAGAATCTGGGTCTGTAGAATTTTCGGTCTTTTGAGCATGTTGTTGATGAGTTTGTCGTAGTACTTCGGCACGTAGTATTTCAAATTTTTGAAATATGCCGTGTAGAGCTGTATAGATTTTATACTGTACCCCACATCTACTTGGCAAAGCCGGGGGCTTGTCATATCAGTATGCACAACCATTGGCTTGCTTAATGCGTTATACTCCCAAGTAGTTTCGGACATTGTTCCGTCATCTTGCATTGTACCTCTTACTACTTCCCAAATGGGATAGTTAGCAAGTGTAAAGGATCTACCGGATCCCTCATCATATAGTGTCTGGTTGAGTCCAGCTAAAAATCCTACTGTAAAGAGAGTTTTACTTGGCTGTATATTTACGTCAACAATATCGAATTTATAGGAGTCCGTAACATTGTTATCCTTATTGTCCTCAAGTTTAATCTCGTTAGATTGAGCATAGTTGGACAGCTGGAATGTAAGTTTAGTGTCTTTGCTTACGATTAATTTGTTTGACCAGTCTTTACCTTTAACATTGTTCCTCCGGGCGTAAACCTCGTTCATTGAGTATGCCCGCACTACTTTCCGGCCCCTGTCTACGTCTAAAGTCAAACCGAACAACTGAATGAAAGCCTTAACAATATCCCCCAGCGTTTTGAATCCAGTCGAGGCGAGACAGTTATATGTTAAGCCCGGCATTGGTTTATCCCCGGGAGATACTCCATCAGGCGGGAAGGCAACTATAGTAATAGGAGTACGGAGGTCCCACTGATTGCCAGATACTGATCTCGTAGTCAAGGAACCTGAAATAACTAAATGCTCACCAGCTTCCATGTTAAAATCTTTAATGACGAATCCAGTCGTCCCCGAAGACCATGTCCTTTCTACTGGAACCTCTGTTGTGCCGTCCTTCTTGTAGTAGGTTACTTTCATGGCTATTGTCCCCGAATAAATTGAAGAAGGATTGGTCCAAGAAAATGAGAATCTCACTTTGGCGTCAAACAGAGTTTTCCAGAAAAACTGACCCGACACTGTGCCCATTAACAATCGTCCGTCAATGGGGTCAGCTATTGTTCTCCCGGGATATCCCTGCCAGTTAATTCCAACTATCGTTCCAGCTGGGGGTTCCTGGATCCAACCTACTCCATCCAGTCTCGGGGGATATGTTGGGGTTTCATGGGTGTGTAATACAGGATAGGTACACGGGAGATACATTTGATTAGCATCTTCGGAAGCCACGTCCGATTCAAACGCATATCCTTGAGATCCGAATATCCATCTTACCAAGTCAAACCAGTTAATGTGGGGATAATACTTCTCCATCGAATCAACAAATCCAAAAGATTCCATGGAGACGGGGGGATTGTTCGGGTTCTTCTGAATAGTTGAGAACAGCCACAAATACGATACTGAATTCCCTCCCCCGGTAGTGTCGGGGAATGATCCCTTAGAAGTCCCCATTGATTTGTAATACCACTCGAGCAAGAACATGCTACTGTTGTAGGAATCAGTGTTTAGTCTGTTGAGGGTGTCAAACAAGTCAGCGGTTGCCCCGAGGATCTGGACCCCGATCGCTGTATCTGATACGTCTACGATGTCCAATACTGCTCCAGCCGGGGATATGAGTGCTCCCTCATAGAATAGCTGGCAAGGGAACTTCATGTATGGCACATACGACCCCGAGCCAATTACAAAACTGAACTGGAATGCTTGCTCATTGTGAGTCGTCCTGGGCAGACTGATCCGCTGGGAGTACGAGGCATTCCTGTCTTTCAGCTCCGCCAGATTGTTGATCTGGTAATTCATCGCAGGAGCATCCAGCGGGAGGTCCAGTGACCAGACCTCTCCGTCAATGCCTTTCATGAGTAGTTCGTAGTTCATATTACCACTGAGTTTGTTCGTCAATAAGCTGGAACTCGTAGCTAACAGTGTTCCGGGGAGCTTTGGTGTCCCAAGTTAGGTCCGTGTCATCTACGAGGACTCGTTGCCATGACCCAATTGTGTAGTTATAAACTTGGACCAAAGGCGAGAGAGCAACTCCTTTGAGCAAGTTGAAGTCATTCTCGTCAAGCTGTTCTGCTCCGGCTTGGACTATGTTTTTAAACTCCGGAGCTAACTCGCCTCTCGTCTGTGAGGCATAGGGGTCTCTGGAATTCGCTAATACGTATTGGTCTCCCCGGTCAACCTCCTGCGTATACTTCTTGTGTTGCTCAAACATGTAAGTGTCCCATCCGCCTTTCTGGTTTATCCAGCGAATGTAGAATGGGTTGCAAGGTACCTCTGTATCGACGAATATGATGTTCCATGCTTCATAAGGGTATGCTCCTCCGGAAGGTCTGAGTTTTACGTAGTCGGCTCCATCGCTAATCTCGTCATCAAATTCATACACAAGAGGGATGTTGAGCCGGCTGGAAATATCAAATCGAGTTTCGGCAGAAGCTCCCGTAATTTTAACACGAACGTCAATCGGAGTGGCAGGAGTTAATACCGAAGCTCCTTTCGGAAATAGTGTGACGAAATACGGGTACCCGTAGTATTTCTTCACGTACAGGTTTCTGTCGCTATCGGGAGTCCGGTCAGTCAATGCCAGTCCTATGTTAGACATGGAGAAGTTGACGTTGTGACCCCGGTGTCTAACTCCTCGGGAGGCATATCGAACATTGAAGTTCTGTTCGCCGATTCCCCTATATGCGTATGCCGATATGAGACTGTAGTCAATGGCAAAACCGATGACTGGGTTCGTGTACGGGAATGTTCTGAGTCTATCGTCCCGGAATCCGGCTTTAGCTAAAAAGCTGAGATCGTATTTTTTCGTCGTCCCAAATCCAGAATCCCTGTGGATGTCGATGCTTTCAGTTAATGAGTTCGCTGCCATCACTGAACTGGGGTCATATCCAATGTAGTTCTTTCCGTAGGTCAAAGACATGTTGTTCAGTGTGACCTTCCCTCCAGCTGTTGCTCCTTTAGCCCCGGCATAGACTAACAGTACAGTGGTGGGTCCGGTTATAGCAAGATCTGTCCTTACTTGAAATCTCCATGACATGGGGGATCCAATAACCAAATTCGTTGTAGCCATTTCAGTCCCTTCAATAATAACTCCAGAAGCAGTCCCCTGGTACAGAGAGACACTCATAACTGTTGCCTTATTTACTGTGCCACGGCTAACCCGGAAAGCATACCATTCCCCTGCTACCATTTTGCGGAAGATCGGAAATGCCTTGTAGAAATGATTGTTTGTGCCTCCAGAGTTGTCAATTACCTCGATCTCCTCACTGTCTACAATGTTCAACGAGATCATGTTGGCCTCATCGAAGTTCTGGGTCTCAATCTCGAGCCCGGATGTTAAGTCGTCAGTCTCAACTGGTATTTGCGAATATGCTGAGAGTAAAGAATCCTCAGCCGGTTGATTGGTAATTGCCATATCGCGTTATATTATATATCCGTGGTCCATATTGTTGTCAGGAGTGAATGCCTCTTCAATGAGGACCTCCATTGTCTTGTCCAAATGCTGAGCCAGGTACTCCTCGAAGTTATCAGCGGGAGTGTCGACCAAATCAACATAAATGTGGTTCCGGTAAAGCTCTGAGCCCTCTCGCTTTATCTTCCATGCAGTGGCATTTCCGAATCGGACCAGGTCCTTCGGGTCCGAGAAGGTGATTCCTTTGAGCTTTGCCCACTCCATGATGATCTGTCCCAAGTTGGCGGGGATCTTGCCAGGACCTCGTCCCCGGATGAGAGTGTAGAAGTAGTTCGGAGCTTCGATTGTCCCCCAAACTGTTTCGCCTTCCCGTCCCGTCTGAACTGTTATCTGAGCATACGTTCTGCCCGAAGCTTCCTGCCCGGCGTCCTGTGATGCCCGGATGATCTCGTCCCGCATCTGAGTGAGTCCCTCAGCCAATATCTGTTCCAGTCCTACCGCCATTTGTTTCTGGGTTTGCGAGCATTGGCTTTCTGCTGAGCCTTACGCTCCAGTTCCTTGTTCAGTCGCTCCCGGAAGAGGTGACTCTGCAAGTTCGTGAAAAGGAGGTTGTATACCTTTCCATATTTCCACTCCAGGATCTCGTCCGGGTCCTTCGAGTAGTCCTTGGCCAGTGCAGTGATGGTAGCCATCTCGCCAACCACCATGGAGAATTGGGCAATGCCGGCTGCCTTCTCCTCAGCACTGGGCTCGTACTTGAGCTCAGCCTGTTCTCGTTCAATCCAGTACTTAATCCCCAGAAGAACCTCGTACCAATACTCGACAATTTCTGAGGTGTTCCTCAGGCTCCATTTGACGCCAAGACATTGCATGCCTTCTTTCATCTTGTCTATGTCGGTCATCTCCTTGTCAGTGATAATCCGGCCAAGCTCTATGCGTTGGCCGAACGTCATCTGACCGCCTTGTATGTCGATTCGCTGTATCATTTTATGTAGCAGTGTTTGAGACTCCAATAGGACTCAGGAATGTCCTCGACTTCTACTTTGTTAACGATGAGCCTAAAACCCGGACCCATGTCAGGATACGTCACACTCGACTTCTTCCATCCGTCCTCTTTGGTCCATGGGTAATCTACTACCATGTCGCCATTCCCATCAACAGCAAGTTGTACAACAAAATTGTCTGTTTGCGAGATGGTGAATGCCAGTAGCGGGATATGCCACTCAGCATACAGACCTTGGGTCCATGCCGGGGGATAGACCGGCACGGGCAAGTCCTGTCGGTCGAAGAATATAGTGTGCCCCGATAAGTCAAACCCGTGCTTTACCACTTCAAGGAGGGGACGCCAGATCTTGTCCTTGTAGGCGTCCAAGCACCAGTCCTGTTTGAAGGTGAACTCCAGTCCGACACTTACCTCGTTGGCATCAAACCTGGAAGACGGGTACAACACCCGGACAGTATTCATGATTTCCGGGTATTGCTTGACCAGTTGGGAGTTCTTGAGCAAGTATAGGAAAGGCCGGACCATCTGCTCCTCGATTTGGCTCTTCAACTCCAGACGACCAATTGTGGGCGAGTTCTTGCTGAACTTCGTATCGCCTTTGTAGGCATCATTGGCCATCGGCTCGAACTTGCAGAAGTAGACTTGCATTATGGTACGTTGAGTGGGGTAGCCCCGATACGGCGTATCGTAGTAGCCAGTGGTGGGCTCCTCAACATAGACAAAGTCGGACGACGTCTGATTGCCGTCCGAGTCTGTCACGAACCTCTCCATCGTATCCACTTTGACGTTCAGCATTCGAGCCTGGTCACACTCAAAGACGGCCAGAGGATTGACCATCTTGACCATGTTGCGGATGAGAGTTATGATGTCCAGTATCATCGTTTTGCGGGAATTATGATTTTGGCGGACTTCATGCCAGTCGCCTTCGGCTTGATCTCAAATATCATTCGCATGATGAGCATGTCCAGGAAGTCTGGTGACCTGCCGAGGAGCTGCTTCATGGTGTCCTTAGAGATGAGCTCTCGCTTCTGCTCAGCGGAGTTCGTGTTCTTGGACTTGAGGACCGTCATCTCCTGCTTGATCTTCTCCTGGACCTCGGGAGAGCAGATTATGTGGATCTGACGTTTGTTGATGAGTTCTGCCAGCTTGAATGCGCACTCCGACTTGATGTTGTTGTACGTCTTGGAGTCAATGGCTGATTGTCCTCCGTGGAATTCCCGAATGCCTTTCAGATAGCTCTCCAAGTAGAACCCAAGTCCGTCAGCGTCCGAGACGATGCTGGACCGGGGGACTTTCAGACCGGTGGCCAATTTGGCGATCTTCTCCTCCATCTCCTTGCCTTCCGAGAAGCCTTTGGCGATGGGGATCCGACAGACCATGCCTTCCCAGGTTCCAACCACCCAACTGTCTCGACCTTTCCCGGCAAGGTCAGTGCTAATGAACCGATTGCCCGTCGGGAGTACGAACTCATTGCTGAACATGTCGCACACTGCATCATAGTCGACCAGCCAATTCGGGTCATCGTCATACTCCCAGTTGCCAAAGACCAGTCGCTCGATCTGCGATTGAGTCAGGTTCTGGAGAAGCCCTTCAATGTATCTGTCCGGGAGAGTCTTGTTGTCCTGGGGCAGAGCTTTAACAAACCGACGCCAAGGAGGCAGCTTGTTCTCCTTCCATGGCTTGTAGTAGTCCGTGTAGAGGAAATTATTGGACGGGTTGCAGGTGATGAGGAGTTTGGGAGCCAGCTTGTAGACGTCATTCTTCCATCGACCGATGGAAGCCTGGAGGTTGGTCTTCGCCTCGCGGATAAACTCGCCACCCTCTTCGATCCACCCCCGAGTCATCTGCATGGACCCGAATCTCTCGTACATGGGATCACTGGGGTTGTACTTGGCATCGAGGAGGTAGATGCGGCTTTTGTTGTACAACTCAAAGAAGTTGTATTGCCCATTGAAATGGTAGTAGTTCTCCGTGATTCCCCAATGGGCAAATACCTCGTAGATGGAGGGGATTGTGTACCGGACCAGGTCGGCAGCCGTCTTACGCGCAATAAAATAAAATGTCTCCGGGTAGGTGAGGGCATCGCCGGCTATCAAGGAACACCCGAGGTAGGATTTGCCAGCACCTTTAGTGCCGGCATACAGAATGTCAGTGACCGAGTCATCAAGCCATAACCGAGCCACTTCCTTCTGCTTCTCGTTGCCTTTGGTGTCAAATTGAAGCCGGCGTCCCATTTTATTTTACCTCCATTCCGGTTATCTGTTCGAGAGTAATGCCTCCCGTCAGGTTGACATTGGTCTTGCGTCCTTGAAGTACCTGGATGAGGCTGGCAGCGTACTTGCCAACCAGTGCTCCCTCAATTTGCTGGGAATTGATGGCGTCCTCGATGGTGCCACCAATTGCAGCTGCTACCGGGTCTCCCGTGAGCTCCTCATACTCAACAGGATTGATGCCAGCGAACAGCCTAAATGATTCGATGGTCATCGGGCGGGAAATGTAGACGCTACAGTCTTCGCCATTCTTATTCTTGTGAGCCTGGGAGAAATAGTTATCCTGCATGAATTTGCAATACTCGATGAATGCAAAATAAAGCTCCTCCGCATCGGTGGGCTTTACAAATTCCCCGGCGTCTCGCCTTTTCTGTCCCTCCTCCATATAGGCGAGCGGACTCATTTTATATGTACTTCGTGCCATGCCTCAAATATAATCAAACCTTATACAAATTAAAAATTTATTTCTGCACAACAATCCCCGGAGTGTTTGGCCCCGGGGATCTTTAATTTATTCGCTTACGCGAATGAGGGTCACGCCGAACCACAGGAACTTGACCGAAATACCGTTCGGCCAAATCATGCCTTCGTGGACCGTGGCGATGGACGGGGTCCAATTACAGTACTTGGTATTGATCTCCGAGTACAAAGCCCAGTTCTTCCCGAGCTGCTTAAAGTGCTTTGCTTTCATTCTTAAAAATTTTTAGTTTCGTATGCGCGAGTGCTGTCCAGTATTTGCGGGTCGAGAGAAGGCCCAATTTGTCACCAATTCTACTGGACCAATTTGGCACCAGTTCTACTGACTCTACCAGTTCTACTGACTCTACTCGCCTACGACTTCTTTTTGAACTTTTGGATTCGTCTCTCCGCTCTCTCCATCTGCTTGATGGATCGGCTCAATTTCCGTTTGGGACTGATCCACCATTGGCGGATCCCGCCGAAAATCGCGAACAGGCCGATGATGGCCAACAGGTAAATTGCAATCATTTTCTACGCCTCCTTTCTAATTTGGTTTGTAGTTTGCGGACCTCAACCCAGTCCTCGGGTCGCATCCATCCCGGACGGGAAAACAGAGTCAGCTGACCCCGTGCTATTTGCATGGTTGTCTTTTTCAATTTGCGGGCGTAGTCCAGGACCTCCCGCTCCTCTTTTGAATAGATCCCCAGCCATCGCCGGAACACTCCAAGTTTCCCAGTTGGGGGTAGCCCCAATTTCTCAGTTTTTTTCATAATAAACAATATTTGACCAGTAGTAAACAATAAAATTTCCTATTGTTTCTCACCTAAGTGATTGATATTCAATTGATTAGGTCCCCAATTCTCCTCCCGAGAAACAATGTAAACAATGTTTCTGTGCACTCTATTTTGTGATTTTTCATTTCCTAAATTGGTCATAATTTTCCTCATATTCCCTATTCAGGTTTTCCTCCTAAATTATTGTTTACATTGTTTACAAGGGCCTAAATCATTGATATTCAATCGATTATCGAGAAACAATGATTGTTTATTATTGTTTCTCATTG